CGCCCGGCAATCGGGCAAAAGCCACATGCTGCGCATGCGTGTGCTGGCAGGCTTGTTTTGCTTTGATGAGCGCAACATATTGATAATGTCGAGTCAGCGGCGCATGGCTGAGAAGTCGCTAGAAATTATTGCCGATATTGTGGCACGCAACGATTTCTTACTAGCCCAGGTTAAGGATGGCAAGATTGAGTCGGCCTACCGTAAGAGCAACGGCAAGGAGCGCCTAATCCTAGAAAACGGCGCTGTACTTGAAGTGGTTGCGGCAAACTCAGATAGCAGCCGTGGTTTAACTGCGGATGTGCTTTGGATCGATGAGTTACGCGAGGTAAACGAAGCGGCGATGGATGCTAGTAAGTCCACAACGCTAACGCGGCCTAACTCGCAACGCTTTTATACATCGAACGCCGGGGCAGCCGATAGCGATGTGCTGTTACACATGCGCGAAAGGTCGATGGCCAAGCCACCCAAATCACTTGGCTTTTACGAATATAGCGCCAGTGAAAATTGTGATATTTGGGATAGGAGCGCCTGGGCGCAGGCCAATCCATCGTTAGGGCTTTTGATTAGCGAGGAAGCCATTGAGGAAACGATTGCAACTAGCACGATCATGGCAGCGCGTACTGAGACTTTGTGCCAATTTGTAAACACTGGCATGACTAGCCCCTGGACTCCTGGCAGTTGGGAAGATTTGGCCGACTCCGAGATGGTTATGACCCCGGGCATGCAAATGATGTTTGCTTACGATGTAGACCCACACACGCGCAGATCGGCCAGCCTAGTCGCAGGTGCGCTACTACCTGATGGCCGTATTGGCTTGGCTTTGGTTAAAACATGGGAAAGCGAGATTGCTGTAAACGAATTACAGATAGCCGTAGACATAAAAGCGGAAGCCGATAAGTGGCAGCCAAGATTAATTTTGCATGACTCCTATACCACCGCCGCTATTGCCGAACGCTTAAAGAATTCCGGGCTTATGGTTGAGGCCTGCGTAGGAGCGCAGTTTTACACCGCGTGCAGCACTTTCAAGGATGCGATTGATAACAAGCGCGTGGTGCATGGGGTACAACCTGAGTTGGATCAGCAAATGCTCAATGTGGCTAGCAGTAGTAAAGACTCAGGCTGGCGTATTGTGCGCAAAAAATCACAAGGCAGCGTGGCCGCGCCTATCGGTATGGCGATGGTTGTATTGCACCTTTCAAAGCCAATTAGTGAGGCCAAAATCTACATTTAGACACGCCGCAGGCATCCCTGTTTGGTGCTTTACAAACTGAGAAAATTGTGGCATGGGATTACTGGAAACCTTTGGCATCCGTAGTAAAGACAAAGTGCAGATTGATGCACAACTAGCCCCTGCCATTATGTCGGATCGTTTTGGCGCAGGCCAATACAGTTACGGCGGCATGTATAACAATGGTTATGGCGCAGGCTTTATGGATCGCGCTACTGCGCTCCAGGTTAGTACCGTATCAAGATGCCGTAATTTAATTTGTGGCGTTATTAGTTATTTGCCTTTGGAGTTGTACAAAAAATCTACAGGCCAGCAATTACAAAGCCCACTATGGCTAGAACAGCCTGATATTCGCCAACCGCGTGCAGTAACACTTGCTTATACAGTTGATAGTTTAATTTTCTATGGCGTTGCATATTGGCGCGTAACTTCATTGTATGCAGACGATGGCCGCCCTTCAGGTTTTGAGTGGGTAGCAAATACTCGCGTAACAGTTACAACAGATGCTATGGGTTATGAGGTTGCGTATTACGCAGTTGATGGCAAGCAAGTACCAATGTCTGGTATTGGTAGTTTAGTTACATTTCAATCTTTGTTACCTGGTGTTTTGGAAACTGGTGCGCGCACAATTCAAGCAGCATTAGATGTACAAAAGGCTGCGGCAGTTGCAGCGGCCACACCGATGCCCACCGGGATTATCCGTAACCAGGGCGCGGATTTACCTGAAGCGCAGGTGCAAGGTTTATTGGCCGCTTTCAAATCGGCTAGGCAAAATCGCAGTACTGCATATTTGACTAGCACTTTGGATTACCAAACAGTTGGTTTTTCTCCTAAGGAAATGACCTATAACGAAAGCAGCCAATACCTCAGCACTGAGATCAGCCGTTTGATGAACGTTCCGGCGTTTATGGTTAGCGCGGATATGAATAACAGCATGACGTATCAAAACGTTTTGGATAGCCGTAAAGAGTATGTCGCGTACAGCCTGCAGCCTTACATTTGTGCAGTAGAGGAACGCCTTAGCATGGATGATATAACCGCACACGGTAATGTCGTTAAGTTCAACATCGATGAAACATTTTTACGCGCAGATACTATGGCGCGTTTGGATGCTATCGAAAAAATGCTAACGCTTGATTTAATCGATATAGAAACTGCACGTGAAATGGAAAGCATGACCCCTTACGGAAATGGAGACAGCGATGCATTTAACATTTAGCGCATCTATTACTGCAAGCGATGGCGAAAGCCGCATGATCGCTGGCAAAATTGCACCTTATGGTGAAGTTGGCTATACCAGCGCAGGTAAGGTTGTCTTTCAAGAAGGCAGCATAAACATCCCTAATGTTGATAAAGTTAAATTGCTAATGTCGCACGACAACTCAAAAGTTGTAGGGCGCATGCGTAGTGTTGAGTCAAAAAAAGACGGCATGTATGCAAGTTTTTCAGTAAGTCGCAGCACCGCCGGTTCAGATGCAATTTTGCTAGCCCAGGAGCAGTTGATGGATGGCCTATCCGTTGGTGTGGAAGTATCTGCATCAGAGCCAAAAGGCGATTATCTCCTGGTAACGGCTGCCACTTTGCGTGAGGTGTCGCTTGTTGAGTCAGCGGCATTTTCATCGGCAGCCGTGCAAAGAATTGCTGCGCAGGCAGAAATTGTGGATGCTGAAGTATCTACAACAACAAAAACCAGCGTAACAACAAGCACCACAACTAGCACAACAACCGAAACCGAAACCGAAACCGAAACAGAAAGCGAGGCCGCTGTGTCTACAGCCCCCGAAACTCCAAACGAGGATCAGACCGAGGAAGTGGCTGCAACAACAGTAGAAGCAGCCCGCAAAATCATCCGACCTTCAGTACTAAACAGCCAGACTGGGTGCATATACAGAACATAAAATTAAGGCAGCACTTGGTAACGAGGACTCCAAACTTTATGTAACCGCCGCAGATGATAGTTTTGCTACCAACCCGGCATTTAATCCGACCCAGTACCTTTCAGAATTCCCAACTAACACACGCTTTGGTACACCTGCCATTGATGCTTGTTCACAGGGAGTTTTGCCAACTAGTGGCATGACTATAAATGTACCTTCATTGGTTACATCTGCAGGCGGCGGTACAGGAGTAGCGCCTAGCGTTACTGTTGAAGCCGAAGCAGGAGCAGTAGCAAATGTCGGGATGGAAACGGCCTACCTTACAGGCACAGTATCCAAGTACAGCGGCATGAATACCCTATCCGTTGAATTGTTAGAAAGATCAGACCCTAATTTCTATGCTGAACTAACACAGCAACTACAAAACGCTTACCTAACACGACTTGATACAACTGTACTTGCTGCACTTGTTGCTGCAGGCCAGTACTCATCAGGTTGCGATGCATCATCTGATGGTGTTATTGAATTTGCTAGCGATGCTGCTCGTAAGGTTTACGAAGCAACAGGATTTTTTGCAAATAACTACATCGCCAACGGATCACCACTACAACTATTGATGACTCAGCGGTAATCCTTGCACCTGAAGCATTTACCGTATATCGCAGCGCGACAAATTACATGTCTGTAAATGTCGTTTCAAACCTACAGGTACAGGTTGCAATTTATGGCTACATGGCCACTATTGCAAAAATGCCTAACGGTATCGTCAAGTTTAACTTGAACTAATCCCCTAAGAAGTCGGTGGGTCATTAGCCCTTTGGCCCACCGACCTTAACAAGTAAAGGAGTACAAAATGGCAGCCACCTATGTAACCGTTGCAGAACTGCGCGCTAATTTAGGTATTGGCACTTTGTACACCGATGCAACGCTTGATGAGGTTTGCCAGGCGGCGCAGGATCAAATCAACTCCTTCCTTTGGTTTGACTCAGCGCCAGTTGTGGGAACGGCACTAGTATCAAATGTTGCAACTGTTATGTTGGCCAACCCCGGTATATTTACAGTTGGGGAAACAGTAACGATTGCTGGGGCTGGTTCAACATTTAACGGTGCTTACACAATTACAGGCACAATCCCATTTAGCACAGGCACAACAAACATCTTGCCAGCGTTTAATTTGCAATTAAGTTATTGGCAAAATCCTGCAGGTTACAGTTTTATCCAATATGCAAAAACCGCTGCTAACCAAAATTTTAGGCGCGTACTGCCTTATGGCACTGCCACTGGTGAGGATACAAAAACCGCTACTTATGTAAACACAGCCAGCGTGCGCGAGGCCGCCATGATTTTGGCAGTTGATATTTTTCAAGCCCGGCAGGTTAGCCAAACTGGTGGCGTAAGTGTAGATAACTTCAACCCTAGCCCCTACCGCATGGGCAACACCATGATTGGCAAAATTAGAGGCTTATTAGCGCCTTACATGTCTCCAGCATCGATGATTGGATAAACATGGCCGTAGCAATTACAGCACTGCGATCAACCATCGCCGCCGCGTTAGCAAATAACGGCGTATGGCAAACCTTTGCATATCCACCTACAACAGTTTTGGCCAATTCAGTTATCGTATCGCCTGCCGATCCTTACATAGTGCCTGCAAATGGTCGCTATAACCAAGCAGCAATACAACCTATGGCCAATTTCCGCATAACCATGACCGTGCCAGCCTTTGATAATCAGGGCAACTTGGCTGGCATCGAGGATACGATGATTGCAGTTTTTAATAAACTTGCAAACAGTGCGATCCAATTTAGCGTTACCACAATATCTGCGCCTACAGTACTAAACGCAGATAGTGGCAGCCTGCTTATGGCAGACCTTCAAATAACCGTACTAACAACATGGAGTTAAAAATGGCAGATCAACAGATAACCCCGGCAGATATTGAGGTTTTAAAAAAACTTGGTCTGCCAATCCCAAATGAAACACCGACCAAAAAGAAGGATGAGGAATAATCCGTGGCAATTTATTTAGATAATCAAGTTGGCCTGAAAATTGCCACAGTTGATTTGAGCGAGTACATAACATCAATTACGCTTACCCAAACCTTTGACGAAGTGGAAACCACTAGCATGGGGGCGGCATCTCATCAATTTTCAAAGGGTTTGGAAGCCAGCACACTGCAGGTGGACTTCTTGAACGATTGGGCAGCATCCAAAGTACAGGCAACACTGCAGGCTGCTTACGGTACATCCGTTACCGCTTTGATTGTGCCAGTACGTGCGGCATCAGCCACAGTAATTAGTGCAACAAATCCGCTATACACAGTATCTATTTTGGTCAATAACTTGACTCCTGTAGGTACAGGTGGGCCAGAGGATTTTGCACGGTCATCTATGACTTTTACCTGCACATCTGCGGTTGCATACGCAACAACAGGTTCATTTAACTAAGGGGCAAACAATGGCACGACTAAAGATCGTAAGGGCTACAGGGGAAAGCATCGTAAGCATTACCCCGGTGGTTGAAGTCGCGTTTGAAAAATACTGTGGTCAAGGCCTGTATAAGCAGTTGCGCGAGCATGAGAAAAATAGCGATCTATATTTCTTGGCTCACAACGCGTTGATGCGTACAGAGGTTATACCGCCGTTTGGGGATGATTTTTTAAACTCGCTTATCTCAGTTGAGGTAATCGAGGATGAAAACCCAAAAGGATAGATCGGGGCTCGTTTACTTACTTGGTGGCATCACTAGCCGTTGAGTTAAAGATTAGCCCCGATCAAGTCCTGGCTATGGATGAAGTTATGTTTAAAGCAGTACTGCAAGTACTAGGAGATCGAGCAAGGGAGCGTGCAAGTGCCAGTAAACATCACAGGCGTACAAGGCACGCTTAAAGCCATGCGTAAATTCGACCCTGATTTAGCCAAACAAATGAACACACAGATACGCGGCGCTATGATGCCGATACGCGACAAAGCCCGGGCATTTGCACCTGGCAACAGCGAAATGCTTAGCGGCTGGACTACAGCCAATACATCGACCGCGGCAAGAGGCCATAGGTTTTTCCCTAAATACGATCAAAGCGAAACCCGGGCTGGCATTGTCTATAGGCAGGGCGCTAACAACAAAGGCGAAATAGCAGGCGCAAAATTTAGGCGGCGTTGGCAAGTGGCTTATTTTGTTGCTAACAATTCACCAGGCGGCGCAATCTTTGAGACATCGGGGCGCGTACATCCAAACGGCAGGCCAGCATCTCGCATAGTTTCAAGCCGTCATAAATTGGAGTCGGATCGTAAGTACCGAGTAGCCAGCGGCACAACAAAAGATATGAACAGCCTAAACCCAAATGCAGGCCGTCAATTTTTAGCACCGCTTGGGCCGCTATACGGTAGCCGTGGCACGATCGACCCTAGATTTGGTAACACAGATCAGCGCGGCCGACTTATTTACCGTGCATGGGCTGAGGATCAAGGGCGCGCAGCACACGCTGTAAACCTGGCTATTAACATCGCAGTGGCTCAATTCAATGCCAAACACACAGCAAGCGCGTATGGGATGGCCGCATAATGGCAAATTTAGTAGTCAGTGCAGTAGCCAAATGGAACGGCACAGCCCTTAAAAAAGGCGAACGCCAACTTACTCAATTCCAAAAAACTACCAACCTATTAGCCAAATCCTTTGCGGCGGCGTTTGCAGTACGCAAAATTGTGCAATTTGGCAAGGCATCAGTACAGGCATTTGCCGCCGATGAAAAGGCAGCCAAATCCTTATCTATAGCCTTACAAAATACAGGTAATGGTTTTGCTGGTATTGCTACTGAAGGCTTTATTGCCAGGATGCAAGACACTTACAATGTGTTGGATGATGAATTACGCCCGGCATTTCAAACTTTACTTAATGCCACTGGATCAGTTACAACAGCGCAAAAAGGCCTGCAACTTGCCTTAGATGTATCGCGCGGCACAACTAAGGATTTGGCCAGCGTTAGCGGCGCATTAGCAAAGGGTTACTCGGGGCAAACTACAGCGTTGAGCCGACTTGGCGCAGGTTTAGATAAAACCATATTAAAAACTGGTGATATGGAGCAGATCACAGCCGCGCTTACGGCTAGATTTAAAGGGCAAGGCCTAGCAGCAACAAAGACTTATGCAGGCCAGATGGATGCCCTTGCCGTTTCATCTGCCAATGTAAAAGAAATTATTGG